TGTAGGCAACCTAACCAACTCTGCTGGTGTTTCAACCATACCCACTCCTCGATTCTTTCCATACAACAATGTGTTTTCATTCAATCAAAATTGCTCACCCACCCTTTCACATTGGGGAACCTCAGTCATTATGGATGGTGGATTCACCCCTGATAAGTCCTATTTGTTTACTGCAGGTACTTCAGGTGCTGCACTCCCAACTTTAGATAGAGACATTCCGCTCATATCTGTTCGCCTTGCACCAGCAGTAGATTATGGCATAGGAAGCTTTGTTGGGGTGCGCAATCTTATCAATCGCTCCATATTAGTATTAAACGACGTACAAATAGTCACCCGTCAAGCATTAAATGTAACTATAAGACTTAATTGTGAATCCAGTCTATGGGCTGTGTCTGGCAATTGGATTAATGCAGGTAACGGTAGCCTATCGCAATATCTGGATCATACTGGTGCAAGTGTCAGAAACACTCCTGTGAGCGCTGGTGTAACTATTGGTGGCTTTTTAGCAGGGGAACAAGATTCAGGCAGAAACCAAGTTACAGATTATTCTATTAATCTAATAAGAAATCTAGGCAATTCAATTCTTGGCGGCAATTTGGTTTATCCTGATGGTCCAGATATTCTAACAGTTTTTGCTCGCCCTGTATTGGCCTCTCCAACTAACCAAGCTTTGTGCAAGGTTACTTGGACAGAAGCCCAAGGATAATGATTTTTACAAGCTACTTCAACTTCTTCAATAATAAAAATAGGAAGGAGTTGATAGAAACTTTTAAGAACAAATACCCTGTTTCAATTGTCTCAGGTATACAGGAGAATGGCATATCTTTTGATCACACATTCAAAAGCCAGGATAAAATCTTTTTAAAAGAAAATTTATTAAATCTGGCCATCCTGAATCATATTCATGATACAGAACATGTTTTTTGGATAGATAATGATGTTTGTTTTGAGGATCTTGATTGGTATTCAAAAGCTTTGGAAAAATTTGAAGAGGGGTATGATGTGCTTCAATTGTTTGACTCCTGTTATCACTTAGATAAAGACAACAAACCATTAAATCCTGTAGCCGGTTTTGTTTACGCCAAGCAAGTGAATAACCGACACGGCCATTGTGGATTTGCTTGGGCCATGAAAAAAAGTGTATTTCTGCATCTTGGAGGATTGTATGATATGAATATAGCAGGCACTGGTGATGCGATCATGGCCCGGTCTTTTATTCAAGAAAAAATGATACCTTATCCCCAAAGCTGCTTTGCTAAGGAAAAATTTGCGTACTACCCTTATTCAGAAAATCATTACCACACCATCCAAGAATATTATAATAAATGTAAAAATTTAAAAACAGGATATTTACAAGGAGTAGTTTATCACAATTATCATGGAGAACTTGAGAAACGCAATTATATAAACAGATATAAAATATATGAAAATAATCGTTTTGATCCCTTGTTAATGTTGAAACGAGACAACGGGATTATACAAATAAAACAGGAATACAAGCAGCTAAAGAGTGATATTGAGCAATTCTTGCATTATAAGGATAGCATATGACAGCTTTTTTTACTGCTTTAAATGATGATTTCATGCCTGCAATGAGAGCTTTGCTCAATAGCTTGCTGACTAATAATCCATGGTTTGACCTGGATTATCTAATTCTTTCTGATGGAAATCTATCAGATGAATCTATTTCTGAACTATCTAAAATATATAGTAGAATTAAAATAATTCATGTTAAAAAAGAAGATTATAACCAATGCAAGGACATACAAGAAGAATACAATTACAATCTGTATTATAGATTTGATGTTTTCGAGTTGGCGCATCTTAACTACGACAAAATCGTTATGATAGATTCAGACATGCTTGTATTACAAGATATAAAAGATCTATTACTTTTTTCTGGTGATTTTGCAGCTTGTAGAAAATACCCCGACATGCTTCTGGATTTAAATTATCTTGAAAAGAATTTCTTTAATTGTGGTCTCATGATCTTATCTCGAAAGATAATAGATAAAAAACATAAAGACAATTTGATAAATCTAGCTAAAAAAAGAAGATGGTATAATGATCAGTCCCCATTTAATCTATATTTTCGCGATATTGTGACCCTTCTACCTCAAAAATATAACACAGTAACAAGCCAAGTGACAAAAGATACAATAAAAGATATAGCTATACTACATTTTCACGGTAATAGTAAACCGTGGATGTATTCTGAATCAAAAAAATGTTTTAGTTCATTTGTATTCTCTTTGCTATCGAAAGCGGGGGAAGATCCAAATGAGATAACATTTACATTAAAAAACTTATACGAGAAATATAAATGAGAATAGGGATCATTGTTAATACAGAGTACCACCATGCCACAGCACTATCGATATACAAATCTTTACAGTGTTTGGGATTATCGCCCATGTTCTACCATCATAATCCGTGTGACAAATATAATTTCAAAGAACTGTGTAATTTATATAAATTACCATTAGTTGAAACACCACATTTTGACATTTCAATTGTAATAACTGCCTTAGAATCCAATAATAAGATTCCAGAATTTTTCATTAATCCGGCCTTTCGTCAAAAGAATAATTTTATATTTGTTCATCATAGACCCTTAAGTGTAGGAGAAAGTGTGATTAAAAAGTATTTCCCCAAATCAAAAAATATAGCAAATGGAATATATGAAAAGCCATTCAGTGAAAATTACTTCTTTCAAACAGAAACACCTTTAAATCTAAATGCACCCAGAGAAAATACAGTAGGAGTAACTTCTCGTTTTTTTAAAAATAAAATATCAAAGGAATATATTATTTCTTTTTTACAAAAAAATAATTGTGATGCCTATCTTATAGGTGAAGGATCTAAAGATATTATCAAACAAATAAATTGTGACAAAATAAAAGCGATAGATTTTTGTAGTCACATGGAATTTTATAAACAGATTTCAAAATTTAAACTTCTGTTGATACCTTATGATAATGAAAAAAAAGAATACATAACTATAAAAACATCAGAATCATTTACACATTGCATAGCCAACAAAATACCTTTGATTACAAATAAAAAATTATTGGAACATAATGGACTGAGACAAATTGATTATACCGATTGCAACCTTATGGATATTTTTAACAATGAAAATAAGTATAATCTACTTAAGGATGAACTAATTTTTGTCCAAAACAATTGCAGAATTCATAATAATAACATATTTAAAAAAATATTAGAAATATGAAGATAGGATTTATTGTTCCTGTGCACCAGGATTTTGAATTGCTAAAAATAAGTGTTCCGCAAATACAATTACACTATCCAGATAGTCCCATATTTATTATGAGTGATGGCAACGATGATCCAAACATAAAAGAATATTGTGAAAAAAACAATTTAAAATATTATTTTTTTAACAGATCACACACCAATGCAACGCCTGGTGCTTTTTTTAGAAATATAATAACCGTTTATGATGATATAAAAACAGATGTTGTTATAAAGGCAGATCCAGATTCAAGAGTACAGGGCACTATAGAACTAAACAATGAGTTAAAAAATACTGTATTTGGGACTCTATTCAAATCTACTCTTGATAGACGGATTTACGATGGCGAAGTACCTATAAATCTAATAAGACCTGAATTCATACAGAATGGAATCTTTGGTATTGGATCCAATGTAATACAGGCATTTAAAACATCAAAGTATTTTGACGATGACCAATTTTTAACGGGCAGAATAAACAGCTTCCTAGCAAGAGGGTTACCTGGTGAATACATGCTTTCAACGGAATTACTCATGGGTATAGCTTGTCAAGATCTTAATATAAAGCTATACAATCATCCTGAATTTTACGCTATAATCTATATGAAGGGCAGAGGTCGCTATTTCTACGACGAGTTTATAGACGAGAAAGAAGCAAAACTAAAATTAAAAGAACATAAATTTGTTCATCCCATATATGAATAGACATCTTAGCTCCATAATGATAGAGCTTACTAACACGTGTAATGCAAAATGCCCTCTTTGCCCCACAGGTTCTGATTCTCTAGATAGAAAAAAAGGATTTATTTCCAATGAATTATTTCAAAAAATAATGAATGAGGTAAGAGAATTAAATCACAAGGTGCAAATAGTATCCTTTAATTACGGGGAGCCCTTTCTGCACCCCAGGTGGTCCCAGCTCTACGAAATGATACCGGAGAATGTTCATCACAGAACATCTACAAATGGATTAGTCTTTTACAAGCAAAAAGATATAGATTTATTAGCCAAGAGCAAGCTGAATGAGTGTATTGTTAGCATTGATGGATCAACAAAAGAATTAAATGCAACATATAGAAAGGGTGTAGACTTAGATAAGATTTATGAAGGGTTAAAATACTACTTTGACAAATATGGTAACGTGTCTGCTCGACCCAAAATAAAGATACAAACAGTTTTATTTTCATACAATACGCAAGATCTGGTCAATATTAAAAATAAATTCTTAGGGTTGTACGACAACATATACTATAAACTGCCTAACTTTAATATGACAGAATATACTGAAACAGAACAAATTAATAAACAGACACAGCAAAAAGTTACCGAAGAAATACCCAACAGTTGCTCAATTTTCTCCAATTCATTTGTTATAAATTGGAATGGTGAATGCAATCCGTGTTGTCATGATTATCAGGGACAAGTAATAATAGGCGACGCAAACAAACAAACTATTGACGAGATATTCAATTCAGAGAAATCAAAAGATTTTTTTGCTAAAATTCTAGCAGATAGAAAGCAAAATGATATCTGTAGGGTCTGTCCGATTGATAGGAGAACATTAAGCAGAAATAACGTCATTAACTACTAGCTTATGATTCATATTAGTAGGAATATCTGAATAATTAATTATAATTTCATGCAATGGACGACTTTCAGATTTAATAGTAGTTGGTAGCTCGCCTCTATATTCTAAATCTAAAAATTTAAATATTTCTTCTATCCGTTTTATTATGCTTTTGTATTCTACAATAATATAATTTATCTTATATTTCTTATAAAACGCAACAAAGAAGTCTCTATGACGATTCATTCTAGCAACAAAATTCAAATATTCATTAAGATTAAACTCTATTCTTATGTTTTGTTTTTTCCTTTTGGATTGTTCTGTATCTTGATATACACCTGCCACTCCTCCAACCTTGACCGAACAATACTGTTCTAAGAGATCCTCTCGATACAGAAAGATTGATTTATTAGGTAAAATTCTATGGATTAAACTATACTCCTCTAGCTTTAATATTTCGTCCACAACACTAGTATATAAAAAAACCTTATTCTTGTCTCTTCTTTCCCTGAATCTATTTAGACGCGTGTCAATCTCACCCAGAAGACTGTCATAATTAACATTGTTTGACTTAAAATAAGGCCTAAATATTTCACCTTTAGCAGATATGTCATTATTCTGGTCTAATATTGATCTAAGACAATTAGAACCAGATCGGTAACTAATTGCTAGTAAAACAATATTGGGCATATATCATATTATATATGGATGCATTAGAGATAACCACTGTGGCAGGGTGCGGTATAAAATGCTCCTATTGTCCACAAGATTCTTTTTTGTTCAAATACAATTCTAATATAAAGAAGCTATCTCTAGAAAATTTTAGTCACGTTTTAACCAAGCTGCCAACCTCTACAAGGATACATTTTACAGGGTTCTCTGAACCTTTTTTTCATAGAGATTGCTTTAAGATGGTGGCGCTCTGTAGAGACAGAGGACATTACATGAGAATATCTACAACTCTCTACAAAGCGTCACAGGATAATATTAATACAATTCTGAACCGAGAGTATGATAACATTATCTTACATTTACCAGTTAACGATAATGCAATGAATTTAGTAATTGATGATAATTATATTCATAATGTTGAAAAATGTCTGCAAAGTCTAGAGAATAGCGATGCAATAGTTTTTTTTGGAAAAGAGCCACACCCCTTAATACAACCTTTATTATCAAAAACTCGGGCAAAAATTTCTTTTCTAACCCCCGATTATTTTAGATGGAATAGTAGAGCCGGTAATGTTGATAGCTTTAAAAAAATAGATAACACCTCAAATATGGCTATAAAATGCTCTACAAATAAAATAAAACAACATGTTTTATTACCGAATGGAGATGTGTATCTTTGTTGCATGGATTGGAGTCTGGAGCATAAACTAGGTAATCTAATAGAAAGCTCCTACGAAGAAGTTGTTAATTCTGAAACATATAAACATATCGTGAATTCATTGACTAACAATAAATCTAATACATTATGCTGGAGGTGTGAACATGCAGCCCCCTATTAAACACAGAGTAATTAAAAGTATAAAAAATGATATATTTGGTATAAATTTTGTAATTAATAATTTGTGCAATCAAAGATGTAATTATTGTCCCCCTGTTCTTCATAAAGGAATGTTTCCACATATTCCTTCTGAAACATACATAAACTTTTTCGATAATTTAAACAAAGACAATCCTTGTATACAAGAGAAACCACAAAGAAAAATCACCCTTACAGGGGGTGAACCTAGTTTCTATAAAGGTGTAGAAGACGTAATGGTATTCTTAAGATCTATTAATTTTCTTGTGGCAATGAATACAAACCTGGGTAATAATTTAGAATTTTGGTCTAAAGCTGTAGATCTGATAGATATACTATATCCAAGCTTTCATCCAAGATATGCAAACATTGATCACTTTAAAAAAGTATTCGACATCTTCCTGAAAAAGAAAAGACATATTGAATTGCATGTTTTGATGGACCCCGAATACTGGGACTTAGCATTAGAAGCATCAAAAGAGTTTTTCAAGATGGATGGTATTACTGTGAATAATAAGGGAGTTCTTGATGTTAATAATTATAAAAGACATTTTACCCCATTATATAATCAAGGACAAATAGATTTTATTAAGCACAACCCGTCCAATAGGAAATATAACTTTGAAAATGATAGAATAGAGGTTGAATATTTTGATGGTAGAAGAACACCATTTGATGGTCAAGAAATACTGGCCAATAATTTTCATAACTTCAAAGGAATCTTGTGTAACGCAGGAAAAAATGCCCTCAATATCAAGGAGAACGGCTCCATCTGGGGTGCTTGCTGTAGCCAGAGGTATTTTGGTAATTTGCAAGAAGATCCAAATTTAAGAATCAAGCTATTTGATTCACCCATAATATGTCCGAGAGATGCATGCCCTCACCTCTTTGATATGAAGATACAGAAGTCCTTTACTAGAGATTAATAATCTTATTTCTAAAGTCCAGAAAATGCTTTAACCCGTAATTTTCTTCAACCATGTGTCGGTATTCTTGTGAATCATATTCACCAGACAGGTGTGATTCTAATTGAGAAATATTCTTATATGTAAATTTATTGAATATATTTCCCGGGTAATCTCTCACGATAGGCTTAATACCTTTTGCCAAAGCTTCCAGAACATTATTAGGTAAGCCCTCCGATATAGATGTAGTCACCAGGTAGTTTTTATTGTCCAACCATTTGTTCATTTTCTCTTGAGTATTAATATCATTATATAGAAATAGATTCTTATAATTATAGTTTTGTAGAAAATCTATATACAGTTGTTTTGAGGGACCTGGCGAAATGGCGCAATGAATATTATAGTCCGGAAGATAAGACAATAATTCACTTAGATAATCTGGTGATTTGCGTTGCTGAAATTCACCCACCCAAGCAATCTCTTTGCCATGACCTCTTTCCTTATACGTCCATAACTGCTCATCCAGATAATTTTTTTCTATGGTGGATTCAATACCGTGTAAGTCTCTTAATTTCTTTTGAAAGAAAGAATTTAAAGTAAAGAAATGCTGAATTTTAAGACGGTTTTTTTGAAGCAATTCAAAATTATTTTCATAGAACTCATGCCGTCTTAAGAACATTATATTTCTACCAGAAAGATTGCTTCTATTGATATAATTGAGAGTGAATGGATCTCCAAATAAAAATATAATATTCTTTGTCACATCTACAGACTGCAATTCATAAGCATTGCGCGGATTAATAAGAATACAATCAAAGTGCTGCTTATACAGTTCTTTATAAAAATGATTAGCGAACGAAAATACGTAATCTATCCTCATACAAACAGAGGCATGCCTTTGACTATCATTCTACGACAGTCTCTATATGGTGTATGGGAATAAGAAAAATCACCCTTGGCTATAAATTCATTGAGTTTGTCTAAACCAACAATGCATTCACGATTATTCATTTTATAATGATACCCCACATCAAAATATTGTTGATCTATCCATGGCTCATATTTTACATCTTTGCCATCAAATTTTAGCATTGTTAAAAGCTTGTAATGCTGTTCGTTATCCAGAAGAATTGCACCCCCTCGACCAAGATCAAGTGGTTTGTTCTCACCAAAACTAACGCATTTGTAAGATCCTGGTATATACATGTTGGGTACAAGCTTCCTGGCACAGTCCCATATGGGGCTATTGCGAAAATTATATTCACCCTGCCATTGGTCATTAATCAAACGAAAGGGAATATGTAAATTTTTGAGCATCATAATAATTCCCATGTAAGTACGACATGAAAACTCCACATAACTAGGCTTGAGAATGCGGAAGCACAATTCCAGAGCATGTGTGCAGCAACATGTGGACACAGCAAATGGAGCCCCTGTAAACTCTGCCAACCGTTTTTCGAAGGTAAATATATCTTTAAATTTCAATATAATAATTTAGCTTAATGCATATGATCTGCTACTAATAAGCGTTTGAGAGCTAATAAATAATACATGGCTATTATATCTGTTACTGACTTGAAGAATGCATTTGCTACAGGTGACACACCCACAGGTGATGATTTTACCAATTTAATTGATACCACGTACAACTTTCCAAATTCTGCAGCCACAGTTGTAACTGGTCTTACATTAGTCCAGACAACCTCAGGGATTCCTGTATCATTGAACGGAGATACATTGTATATCCCTCTGTTCAGAGCTAGTTGATAAGGCAGGTGAGAACCATTCAAACTTCTTGCTGCCACAGTCATATATTCTGGCAAAACCATTATTAAACATATTGTCTCTCTCACTCAATTCTGGGTCAAATTTTTCCAATTTTTCTTTTAATAAATGCTTGGCAAAACCAAATCGGTGTAGTCTAGTAAAGAAATCCTTTGTATACCAATAATTTGACCAAAAAAAAGAGGCCTTAAGGCCTCTTTTTAAACCGGGACGTACCGGGAATTTTTTCTTATTCGCTACCAGCGAGTACTTTAATATACTTTAGAAGTAAATATTAGCACTTGCAGGTGTGAACGGTTGACCAAGTCCGGACAATAGAATCGTGTGATAATATAAATTAGCACCGAAGATATTGTCAACAACGCCGTAACGAGTTAGCAAGCCAACGCGTGGCGAGAAGTCATTAGGACCAATGGTTCTCTGTACCATTACAGGGATGTAAGGGCAATAGATGATACCAGTGTCATAAAACTCCGGACCTTTGTATCCGAGTAGAGCGTACTCAACGCGATAACCGGCACGTAAGCCACCCTCATATTGGGCCTCTGTACGTGTATCACGGTAAACGTTGAATCTGCCACCAAGGTTACCCACCTTAGCTACGCCAACAGGTTGAGTGTTGACATTGCCTTGGACTGGCACCCATTGAAACTCAGGAAGCATCTCGAGGATCGCGCAAACGCGAGGTGTGGCAACAATAAAGTTGGCAGCACCACGACGATTGCGAACAGCAATTCTGTTAGCCTCGATGATTAGTCTCTGATAGAAATCGCGATTGCGCTCTACCAACCAACGGCCGTCTGCGGAAGCAGGACTCCATATGGAGTATCCTGTGCCAGCACCAGCGTTGAGTGAGACTTGGATCATGCGAGCGATCATTTCACGGTCGATTTCGGCCTGTAGCTCATACGACATAGCGTTTGTGAGCTCAGTATCGATATCGATACCGTTCATGTTCTTAAGATCCTGTTCGAGTTCTACCGACCAGCGAGCAGCGAGTCTGCGGGTACCGGCTTCGACGGCTGTCTTTTCAAAGCTCACTTCGATCTGAGGGATTTTGCCCGTCAATTCGAACTGACTGAGAAGTTGAGCCACACCGTTATCTTGGGCGATCCAGGGGAAGAGGCTTGCGGCGTCTGTCCCAGGGGCGCCACCGGTTAGGGTGGTGCTGGATGTGCCAGTGTAGCGGGTGTCGAGGTATTGGTAACCAAGCTCCTTGTTAAGCGATGCTTGTTGGGGATTGGCAAGAAGATTGCCAGCATTTGTGCCGGAACCATCGATGCCATCGTTGCCAAGCTGATATGGAGAATACTTGTAACGTAAAGCAAAGGCTAGACCAACTGGTCCACCCATGGGCTGTACGCCTACAATTTCATTGGTGATTAACTCGGGGAACGTTCTACGAATCATTGGAATGAGAATCTTAGGCAAACGAGCATCGCCTTGAGCATACCAATCACCTTGAGGTGAGCTATTAGGAATTTGATTCCCGTAGTTACCTGTGGCGTTGGAGCCGAAGACAGAACCCGTACCGCCTACACCACCACCAGATTGATTAGCCTCGTTGACGCACCAAGCTTCTTGGTTTTCCAAGAGCATGGCTGTGTTCAAGCGAGTATGATCATCTTCGATAGCTTTAACGTTGGCCGAAGTGTAATCCAAAACTGGTTTCCACTTTTCGAGCAACGCTTGTGCGCGAGACTCATCAATGTAAGACTGTGTAGGTCTGATTGATTTCATAATTATTAGTTCTCCTTTATTTTCGACCTGTAGAATATATAAAATCTACAATATAAATCAGGCTTGCGCCTCTTTAACTTCTTTACTAGTACTAATTAGTACTTAGAAAGTTCTTTGAGATAAGGGTTCGTCACTGATTCAACAACAGCTTCAGTTTCTTCCATTACTGGACGATCAACTTGTGTTGTAGCAGCGTCATGAACCGCTTCCTCTTTAATATTTTGAAGCCGCTCTTTTTCTGTCTTATCGAATAAGCTCAAGGCATAATCAATGTTCTCAGTAATGAATTCGCTACTCTTGGTCTTCATCACCTTGTTCACATACTCTTTCTTGCGAGCGGATAAACCTACAGTCTTCTTTTCGAGTGTAAGTTCCGCATTACGCGTAGCGAGTTGTGCCTTAACCTGAGCTAACTCTTTGTTAGCGGCTTCAAGCTTCTCAGAAGCTTCTTGTAATTGACGCTTTCCATCTACGATGGCTTCGCGAACACTTTCT